TACAAACACTATGGAGATTCAAGTATGTATCTTTGGTTAGGCTCAAAAAACTTTGAAAGTGAATATGTTGTTTATGAAGGTGAAGATAATTTATATGAAGCGGCAAAAGAAAATTTAGAATCACGAATTGAGGATTCTGGTTTTGACACGTTTATGGAATGGGTTTGGGAAAATCATATTGATGAAAGATATGTGAGGGACTATCTTTATGAGGACTATAGTGAATACGTTAGAGAAAGCCCTGAAGATTGGAATATAAATAAAGAATTAACAGATCAACAAAAAAGGTATTTAGAAATCCACCAAGCAAATATTGATAGATTAAATAAAAAACTTGAAGATGGTGGATTAACCGATGAAGAACAAGAAGAAATTGAAAGTGATATATACGACTACGAACAACTAATAGAAGACATTAAAGAAAATCCAGAAGGTGATTATGATGAAGAATCAATTGAAGAGGCCATTGAAAATATGGTTGACGACAATGTTGATAATATTTTTAACCTTTTAAGAGAAAGAGGTTATGATAATTACGCACTTTTAGATTTTGTTGATGTAGATGCTGCCATTGATTATGTAATTAGAACTGATGGGTATGGGCAAGTTTTAAATGGTTATGACGGAACAGAAGACTCATATAACATCAACGGAGAAGATTATTATGTTATGAGATATAACTAATCATTTACACTAATCAAAAAAACATCTATTTTTTACCTAAAACATTTTAATGAAAACTGACTGGTTATTTCAAGAACCTATTGATTTAGAACACAAACAATATGTCCTTTTAAGTTATTTACAAAAATTAGATAAAAACTTAAACGGATTCAAATTATATCCACAGTTTCAAGAAATATCATTACATTTGGCAAGTATCAATCTTTTAATTGAAAAAGGTCAAATTCTAACGCTTAATAGAACATTAAAAGATCCTGATGATGAAATTTTAATTTCAGATTTAATACCGGTTGATTGTCCTTTATTAACAAAAGAAGAAATACTTGAAGTGTATCAGGTCTGTAAGTATTCATCTGTAAAACTTACCGATTACTTTAATCACGCAAAAGCCATTTGGGATATAGTTAATGACACAGTTTCAATAGATCCGGTACAAAACAAAAAAAACATTGAACCAAAACAAGGCCTTTTCTTTTTAGATTATAATGATAAAACATTACTTTATGAGTTTATAGTTAAACCAATTAAAAAAGGAAACTTAGAAACAAAGTGTCATATAAAAAGAATATGTGAATGCTCAAAAGGAGACTTTGATCAAAAACTACAAGAAGTAAAAAAACCACTAATTAAAAATCTACAAGACCCTGAAGTTCATAGTAAGTTAATAGTTTTTAATGTTAACCATAATAACAATTACCCCCTTAAAGAGACATTACTTCCTATTGCGAAAAGAAAGATAATGAACTATATGATCCAATCAAAAATTATTAAACACAAAAATTTGACAAATAAAATATAGTTTGATATTATTGAAATAAAAAGTTATGGTAGTAAAACAAAGATCATTAAACGAGTTAAGACAGGAAAAAGAATTTGGGTATAAAAATCCGACAATTAATTACAAAAATTTAAATGTTGACCCACAATACATTATTGATTTGGTGAGAAAATACCCAAATGACGCTGATTTAGGTAAACAAGTAAGAAGTTATTTAATCCAACTTGGAATTTATGAGTAAAGAACAAGTAAATCACCCTGAACATTATGGTGGTGAAGATAACCCATATGAAGCGATAAAAGTTATTGATGCTTGGCAACTTGGGTTTAGTCTAGGAAATACCGTTAAGTATATTTCAAGGGCCGGTAAAAAAGAAAAAGATAAAGAGTTGCAAGACCTAAAAAAGGCGTTGTGGTATTTACAACATCATATTGATACATTAGAGAAAAAATGATAGAAACAGGAAAAATTATAAATGGTGATTGTGTTGAGGTAATGAAAACATTACCTGAAGGTTGCATTGATTTGATTGTAACCAGCCCTCCTTACGGAGTTGGGATTAACTACGATGTTCACCAAGATGATGTTGAGTTTGAAGATTACCTTGTTTTTGCTAGAAATTGGTTAACAGAAGCATATAGGGTATTAAAAGATGATGGAAGAATTGCTCTTAATATACCATATGAAGTCAATAGACAAAAAAAGGGTGGTAGAATTTTATTTGTTTCTGAAATGTATCAGTTAATAAAAGAAATTGGTTACGGATTTTTTGGTCTTGTTGATTTAGAAGAAGACGCCCCTCATAGACTTAAAACAACTGCTTGGGGGTCTTGGATGTCGCCGTCATCACCATACATATATAACCCAAAAGAGTGTGTACTTTTAGCATATAAGAAAAAACATATTAAAAAAGTAAAAGGTGAACCACAGTGGAAAGGAGTTCCTACTGAGATCGAACAAGAAGATGGGACTATTAAGAAAAAAGTGGTTTACGATGAGGTAGATAAAAAAGAATTTATGGATTTAGTATTTGCTCAGTGGAAATACTTTGCAGATACTAAGTCACTCACCAAAGCGACGTTCTCAATGGACATACCAACTAAGGCTATTAAGATATTGTCCTACAAGAACGATATAGTTTTAGACCCATTTACTGGTAGTGGTACTAGTTTAGTTGCTGCAGAAGTTTTAGGTAGAAGGTGGTTGGGAATAGAACTCTCACCAAATTATACAGAAATTGCAAGAACAAGAGTAGAATACTTTAAAACACTAGAAGAGATAAAAGAAGACCAACAGTAATGTTGGTTTTTTTGTTTTGTTTCATATTTATTTAGTATGAAAAGAATTATCAAAGAATCGGGGATTAGAGACATAAATAACCTACTTAAAAGATACAAGGAAGCAAAAATATATTTTCACCAAGATTTAGATGGAGTAACTACCGGAATTGCAATGAAAAAATACCTTGAAAATCAAGGATTCAAAGTAGTTGATTGTGAAATAATACAATATGGGGAAAAAGAATGGGCAATTAAAAAACCAGAAGGGGAAGGAACAATAATGCCGGTTCTTGTTGATTTTGCTCACGGAAAACCAATGTTTGAAATACATACAGACCACCACGACTCACAAGTCGGTGTTGAAAAAGAAACAAAAACTAGTTTCAAACATTCAAGATCAAACGTTGAAACAATTTCTCAAACAATATCACCAAAAGATTTATTTAAAGATGAAGATCTGTTCGTTGTATCAACCATTGACTCTGCAAATTTTGCGGCAAATCAGATTACAACAAAAATGGTAATGAATTTTATTTTTAAATACGATAAGGATCAAAGTGTTAAAAGAAATAAATTGTTAATGGGTCTTGTTTTAAATAAACTTCTTTTAGCATATAAAAACGATAAGGTTGATGGTAGAGATTTACTTGAATACCTTGTAATGAAATGTGAACCATCATTGGAAAACTTATACAATACATTAACAAAGGTGGCAAAAGAAAAAGGATTCGCTAGTGCGGAAACTATGCAACAAAATCAAAAAAAATATATTGAAGACAGATCAAAAGAAGGTGTAATACAAAAAGAAGGCGGGGTACTTTATCAATTTGGTTTAGGATCAATGAAAAAAGGTTCATATGATAGATATACACCATTTGATTTAAATCCTGACGCGGACTTTTTAGTGACTGGTCTTGGTGCACCGGTAGGTTTGGTTCAGGCATCTTGCAATCCTTACAAAGCGGATAGGGAATTGAAAGGGGTTGATTTAGGAAAAATAAAAGATGAGGTGTTATTAAGTTTTAAACCAGAACTAGAAAAAGTAATATTACCTTATAAAATAATAAAAAAAGTTTCTGAAAAAAAGGCAACAGCAGATTCTGTTGGGTTTACTCAAAAAGACATGGATGCCATTTACGGGTCAATGCCTTCCTTTGATCCAAAAACAAATACAATTAGTGCTTATGATTATTTAGTTGCAAATGCAGGTGGACATAAATGTATAACCACCATTTCAGGGATTGGTTTTGTTTATAGCGGATATGATAAACCATACACCAAAGACTTACCGGCAGAAGCAATACCAATTGCGTTTTACGAAGGGTCAAATACATTCATACAAGATATAAAACAAAAACTTTTAAGGTTTAGAAAACTTTCTGAAAAACAAATTCAAGCCGCCATTAGTGGAATGAAAAGAGAAGGTATCGATGTTGAGTCACTTGCAAACCCAAAACAAGGAAGAGGAACAACAGAACTTACAAAAGACATAAGAGATAAGTTTGTTGAAATTTTAAATCAAAAAATAGCTTCAGGAGGTGAAAAAATTCAAGAATCAAAAAGTAATGACACAAAAAAATATTATGTAGATAAAAGTGAATTAGGAGGTAAAGGTGTTTTTGCAAAAAAAGATATTAAAAAAGGTGAAACTATTGGTTTATTACACACTATTAAAAAAATGGGTTCAGATTATGATTTCACAGAACTTGGTAGAATGCATAATCACAAAGATGAACCAAGCTGCCATAACAAAAAAATAGATAATAAAAGATATTTGGTTGCTTCCAAAAATATTAAAAAAGGAGAAGAACTAACAACCGACTATAGGTTACAACCAGATTTAGAACAACCACAAGATTGGTTCAAAGGTTTAAAAGAAAATGAAGAAAAAATGTGGCCACAAAAAGATGGTTATAGAACTTATAGCCCATTTAAAGATTTAGACTATATCATTGTTGATGGTGACGGTATTGATTGTGATAATATAGTTTATGATTTAATTTTAATTGGGAATAATGGAAGTTTTAAATTTTGTAAGAAAAACTCAGGTTCACATTATTTGGAAGGTGCTGATAGAGTAGTTGAAATACCTTTGAAAGACAATGAAAATGGAGATTACTTGTTGAATAATAAAAAAGTCTTAGTATGGTGGTTAGAACAAAAATTAAAAAAAATTGACCTTAAAGGTGAAATAAAAAGAAAAATTTTTGATTTTTAAGTTTTTACAACATATTTATATTTACCTCTAAAAAAATTCATTTTTTTTTAAAAAAACATTTGACTAATCAATATAAATGTTTTAGATTTGTAAAACAATTAGGAAACGACCTAATGATAAATTGAAATAATTTAAGACATGAGTGAAGATCAAGTTATAAATGAAATTTATGCTTACGTAAATAATAAAAATCAGAAAGTATTTACACCTAATGTTCAGTTCGCTGAAATTATGGCTAAAAAATATGGAACTATTAAAGTTTACGTAGAAAAAAACTAACAAAGTACTTGTCTAATTAAAAAAAAAGACTTAACTTTGTGAAACAAATCAGGAAAAGACCTGAAACGTTCTTTGAAAAACTAAAACCGACTGAAACGGTCGTCATAATTAATAAAAGTGAATTAACACCTCCCTTTCTTTAAGTGTGAAACTAAATTAAGTCATTGGGCCGTGTATGGTCCATTAAAATAAACCACGAAAGTGGGATAAAGTGAACCTAACGTGTAATAGGTTTGCGTCTTGGTGAGTCTTCGGACTTGTTGAGGTCGAGTACACAAGCGGGATACCGTTTAACCTTTAGTACCGAGGGCAACGCTGTAGGGAAAGTGGTTCGACGAACTGGCAATGTGGGTTGTCAGTTTGAGGTGGGAACACCAAGAGGAATAACCCGTAGGAATTATGCAAAAAATAAGATTATCCAATTTTATTATTGCGAGTTCCATTACGATAGGGTACTTAAAACCGAAAGGTATGTTCGTGTACAGGTGGTGCTGTTACCAACCCTAATGATTCCTTACCAAAGGAATTGTTTTGAAGTAATCTTGATGTATGGAAATGGGGACATTTCACAGAGTAGTTGAGTATCGATTCGTCCAAAAGATGGGTTGGCTCGGTTGGCAGACCACTACTTTGACAATCCACAACACAAATACTTTATGGAAAGTAATAAAACAAAATTATTAACTACAAAAAGGAAAAGTGTCTGTCAGGTTTGGATGAAAGGTGACTACATAGTAATGAGCCGTTCATTGCACACAAGGATCCCAAGTCTGAGTGTAATTATCCGAAAAACCTTTAGTCCCGCAAGGACGAACTGGGGGGGCATCCTCGGAAAGAGTCAAGTAAGGTGAGAGTAATTCAAACCTCAAGGAGTGATTCACCTAAATAATCGTCACTGAGGAATACTTCTCAAAAGGAAGTGGATAAGAGTAGAATAAATAATGACTCTAAAGGTTCTCAATAACAGGTGTAATCTCAACCTTTTTTTTAAAACATGATTACTGGTAAAAAAAAATTGATGGATGCAATAAAATTTGTATCCATTTTTTTGTGCATTTAATTTTTTTTACTATCTTTGTGTCATGGAAAACAAATATAAAACCGAAAAACACATCTTGGACAATCATATTAAGGCAGTTAAAAAATTAACTAAAGATACTGAAATTAAATTTTATAAAAATGAGGGTTACTATTTTGACGACGACTTAAAAGGTGCGGTAGTTAAAATTAAATCCATTAGAAAATATAAACACAGAAGAACCGCTTGGACTGACAACCAAGAACAATATGTATACGAAGTTGATGTTATTGTAGACATGAGAAATAGTAGTTACTACTATAGTAATGATTATTGTACAAGACATTCAAGAAGATGTAACGGATACTTTAGAGGTGGTATCTTAGGTACGGTGTTACAAGAATTGAAATATTTTTCAATAGATGGTCGTGACGATGTGAATATTTCAAAAATTGAGTACAAAAGTTTTTCATAATCAAAATAAAATTACTATCTTTGTTTTATGAAAGAAGGAAAGGCAATCAGAGACACGCAAGTAAAGGCAATCAAAACGGTTTTGAAAGAATCAAATTTTGAATTAATACAGACAAA